CCGCTTTCTGCGTTGTATGTAATGGTGTTTGTGCCGTCCTGCAACTGTATAAAATCCCCGTCCTCGTCCAAATACTGATTTATGATTGTTCCGTACATAGAAACAACCGTGTCCCAATCAATCATTCCGTAACGGTCCTTGTGTTCCTCAATTTCTGCCTGGCTCACACCGTCTAAAAGATATATATTTTTCTTTCCGGTATGCGTGAAAATAACCACATATTGGCCGCTTTGCAATTCAAAATCATTTCCGGTATAACCGACTTTTATATATTTCCCGCTCTCTGAATGGTAAATAGCCGGATTTTTTACAATGCCGTCCGCTCTGAATATTGCAGTTATTCCGATATTGTCCGCACCGTTGTTATTTTCAATTTCCTTTACCAACTCGGCTTCCCGGTGTCCAAATTCCACGCCGTTAATATCAAACCCGTTTTCAAAGTACCAATCTGATACCCAACTTGCCATTACCACTTCCACATCTGACAGGTCCTTAAAATACGGGTCGGTGCAAATAAGGCTAATTGTATAATCCCTTACAACGCCCGTTGTTGCCCCTGGTGTCACACTTTCCACTCTGTAAGTGATTGTTTTTACATCCCCGTCCTCGCTATATTCAAGTGTTCCGGTTCTGCCTTTCGGAAACACTCTATACAGTAATTCCCGGTTCTTTCTGTAATCTCCGTCAATCTCTGCGGTTATTACAATATTTCTTTCCTTTGCCGTGCTTCCCTGGTATGTGCTGCCGTCTGTTGTGGTGTTTTCTGATGTTGTAACATTGCAATCATAACCATATATTCCGTCAAGCCCTAATAGGTGGAATGGGTTATTATCCCAATCCCACCTAAAGGCAATAGAAACATTTTTATCATTTGTACAAGTAACTGTAATATCTGCCATAATTTACCCCCTCTGCATTGCAATAACCATTGCACGGGTCTGTATTCTCGTTTGTCTTGCTACTTCATAAGGGGATAAGGCTTTAGGACTTGTAATATTGATTTCCTGGTGGAAACCGCTATTGTTGCCCTTTAGGTTGTCTGCTGCCGTGTTTACCGCCGAACCCGTAAGCGGTGTTACAACTGCCTTTCCGTTTACCATGCTTAAAAGTTCCGGTCCGGCTTCTGCTACCATTGCCGTACCCTCTCTTAATACACCGCCTTTTGCAAGTCTCGGAAGTGAAAGCGTATCAATTTTTGAAAGCGAAACGCCCGGTATCTCATTGATAATTCCAATTACTCCGTTAATCATTCCGATAAACTTATTTACAACGCCCTCTATTGTTGATAAGCAACTGTTGATTGCTGATTTAAAAGCATCCCCAACCGCTGAACCGATAGCCACACCAACATTTACGAAACAACCTTTAATTTTCTCCCATAAATCAGAGAAAAAAGAAGTTACATTGGCAAATGCGTTTTTTATGTTTGTCCATGCGTTATCAAACTGTGTTTTAAACCATGCCGGAACGGATGCAAGGGCGGTTTTTATCTCCGTCCACCTTGCCCCAAACCATGAACCAATTGCAGCGAATACGTTTGTTACATTGGTGTATGCGTTTGTGAACATAGTTAAAAACCATGTGGCTACTGCTGCAAGGGCGGTTTTTATGTCGTTCCACCTGGCGGCGAACCATGAACCGATTGCAGCGAATACGTTTGTTACATTCGTATAGGCATTTGTAAACATGGTAAGAAACCACGTTGCCACGGTCGCAAGGGCGGTTTTTATGTCGTTCCACCTGGCGGCGAACCATGAACCGATTGCAGAAAAAATTGTGGTTATTGCGTTCCGTGCTTCCGTAAATCGGTCACTGAACCACTGACCCACGCCCTGGAATACGGCAACAATGCTATTCCAAATATTGGTAAATAATGTTTTTACATTTACGCCGAACCCCTCTAAAAATCCGATTATGAAATTTATAACCGCCTGGATGATGTTTTTTACAAACGATATTGCACTATTAAACGCACCTTGCAGATACGAAAAGAAACCGTCAAAATCTCCATGTAATAACGCTATAATGGCATTTATGATATTGGTAACAAAATCAATCACATTTTGGATTGCTGCAATTATCGGTGCTGCTGCATTGATAACCCCATTTACAATACTTGCTATGTATGTAAGAACAAATTCAAATACGGGTTTTAATGCAGCCATGAGGTTAATAAACGCTTGCTTTAGGCTCTCCAAAAGCGGTTGTATGGTTGTCCACATCTGCGAAAAGGCATCCTTTACCTTTCCTATGGTCCCGTCCACTTTCTCTTTAAATTCATCATTCGTTTTATATAAAGCAATGAACCCGGCGGCAAGTGCCGCTATAATAGCAATCACTATTCCAACCGGTCCCGTGAGTGCTGATAAAACACCACTCATTCCGCCTATTTTGCTTGTTAATCCCGTTACGGTTTTTATTACCCCGGATATTCCCGTTGACATTTTCCCAAATATGATTAAAGCCGGGCCGATAGCCGCAATAATCATTCCGATTTTTACAATCATCTGCTTTGTGTTATCGTCCAGGTTTTTAAACCATGTTGTAAACTCTTTTACCTTGTTCACAACCTTATCAATTGTTGGCTGCAATGTGGTTAAAATGGAACTTCCCAGGTCTGCCCCGGCAAGTTTCAAATTGTTCATTGCTACGGCTGCATCATCCCACGGGTCTAATGTGGTTTCAAATGTGTCACTTACCACATCCCCATAGTCTGATAAAGCACCGCTTAAATCGTCTACGGATAAACGCCCCTCACGGATTGCCTGGGTCATTTCCGCCGCACCTTTCTTTCCGAAAAGGTCGGATGCAATGGTTAAGGCTTCCGTTTCTGTCTTTGCGTTTTTAATGCTATCTATTGTTTCGGTCAATGCTTCGTCTGCACTCTTGCCGTCTGCCGTTGCGTTCTGCACCGCTTTTTTCATTCCGGCAAGGGCTGTTGAAACATCAACGCCGCTTGCTTCCATTTGTGCAAGCAAATTAACGGATGATGTTAAATCAAGCCCCATTTCTTTAAGGCTTGCACCGTTGGTTGTAAGTGCGGTTTCCAATGTTTCCATTGAAATACCCGTGTCCTGGCCCGCTTTCGTCATAAGCCCCAACACATTTTTTGTTTGTGAAGCATCAACACCGAATTTTGTCATAATACTGTCCACGCTATCAATAGCCGTGTTTAAATCCGTTCCGTTGATGTTCGCAAACTTAATAAAATCTTTTGAAAGATTTTCTAACTCTGTCCCGGTTGCCCCGAACCTTGTATTTACTTCTCCAACCGCTACGCCCACATCATCCATTGTAGTTGGCATATCTGAAAATACATTGTCCGCTACTGTCGTAAGGCTTTCCAGGGCTTCCCCGGTTGCTCCCGTCTTGGTAATAATGGTGTCATAGCCGTTATCTAATTCCATAGATGCGGCAACCCCGGCTGCCCCTAATGCGGTTATTCCGGCCGTTACGGGCATCATCTTTTCCCCGGCTTTAGTTGCCTTGTCCCCTACCGTTCCAAAAGCATCCCCCACCTTTGCAAGCGTTGAATTACTCGCCTTTGCTTGCTCTTCCAGGTTTTTAAGTTCTGCTTCCGTTGCGATTACTTCACGTTTGATTGCCCGGTACTGCTCCTCGGATGCTTCGCCGTTTTTAAACTGCTGCTCCACCTGGGCTTCTGCCGTTTTTAATACATCTAATTTATCTTTGGTTTCGCCTACTGCCTTTGTAAGCAACTGTTGTTTCTGTGCTAAAAGTTCGGTATTCTTGGGGTCTAATTTCAAGCCCTTTTCAACCTCTTTTAACTCATTCTTGGTACTTTTGAGGTCCCCGTTTACACCCTTTAAGGCATTTTGCAACTTGGTTGTATCTCCGCCAATCTCAATAGTAATACCCTTAATGTTGTTAGCCACTTGATTTTCCCCCTTTCTTTCCAAATCTTTCTCTTAATCCCTCACGGTCCGGCTTGGTCTGCTCCATGCGGAAACAATCTTTTAAATACTTCCGTCCCTCTTCGGTCTGCGAATTTTCAAAAATCATTGCTTCCCGTAAGAAGAAAAGGTAAATATCTATTTCCATTTCCTGGACTTCGTAAATATTGATATGGCAATAGTCCATAACCAATTTTTCCGGGCGTGTAAGGATTGTATACGGGATTTCGCCCTTTTTATCCTGGCGTGGATAATAGGGCATTTTTAGTTTGGGTTTGCTTTTAATTCATCCACAAACTCCATGTATGCGTTAAGGATTGCCGTACACTCTTCAATGTCGTAACTCTCTACCTCTTCGGCTGAAACTTTCACATTTCCCATATTGTTGTTTAATACTGCTGCCACAAGGTTGTAAATGGTTGATGTATCGGCATCCTCGCCCGTTCCGTTGGCTTCCACATCCTTTATTGCTTCAAAAACGCCCTTTTGCGGCATACGGACAATAATTTTTTTGCCCTTTTCAACCACATTTCCGTTTTCATCCTTTTTATCTTTCAGAGTAAACGGCCAAAAGGTACGTTTAATTTTGTTCATGTTAAATTCTTTTACTGCCATGTTGTGTTCCTCTCTTTCATGCAATAAGGCGGCTCGATTTTTCAACCGGCCGCCCGTTCTTATCGTTGGCCCGTGTTTTGGTTACTCTGTTTTGTCAATATCCTCTGTGTAAAGGATTAAAGTACCCTCTTTGTCCATAGGCTGTGCTTTAAATTCTGCATCAATAACGGTTTCGCTATCCTTTGCAAAGGCAATCGTAAAACCGGCCTGGTTATTACCAACAATCGTTACACGGATATTTCCGTCCTGGGTATCTTTATGGACAAATCGCAAAAGGTATTTCTTACCCGTTGCGTTTCCGATACCGCCAATTTTGACCGTTCTAATTCCCTTTGCCTTATCTTCTGTCACTCTTGCGGTCTGACATAACTTTTCAAGCGTTGTTCCGCACCATGTCATAATTCCGCTTTTAAGGGTGGCTTCCTCTTCCGTAATAATTACTTTGGAAACTTTACCCATATCGTCTTTTGCTTCGTAAAACTCCGGTGCATACTCAATTTCCGCACCGCCCTTAATATGCCCCAGGCGGTTATCTTCTGTTTCAATCACCGCATCATCCGGGATTGCTTCGTTTGTTCCCTGGAAGTCTGTACAATACAAATCTCCGCTACCTAAAACAATGCTTTCTTTGTCCATTCTTATTTCCTCGCTTTCCTCAATAATCCCGTGACTTCGTAGGCCGTTTGAAAACATTCCTCACTATCCACATAAGCCACAAATTTAACATAGTCCACATCATGTAAAACCTCGTTTTCAATCCGTGTTCTGATTTCTTCCGCCGCTTCATCATCTGCAACGGTGTAAAGTTCCAATTGCCAATCATCCGCCATTAGATTATTTGGTCTACTATCCGCCCCGGCGGTTGCTTCCCGTGGCAAAAGGTAAACCATGTAAGGTAATGGCGGCACGGGGTTTTCTAAAGTCCCCTCAAAGGCGTTTTTTGTTATGGGTAGTCCCAGGCTTTCCGCCCTCTCTGTTAATACTGCTGCCGTTGCCATTTTTACCCCCTTAATTTGCTTTCAATCTTTCCGGTTACCATTTCGCCCAATTGTTCATTGACCGGGGCAATGTGGCTAAATGCCTTTACACGGCCCCCTTTTCTGCTTTGGTGTCCGTTTTCCAAAAGGTGGGTTAATTGGTAATGCTTCTTGTTATAAACGCTATATCCATTTAACCCGGTAACTACACTTGTCCGGCTTCCTCGCTTGTCAACCGCCCAATCTTTTGTGTATGCTCCGGTTCTTTCCTGGTACGGTCCGCCTTTTTTTAACATTTCTGCGGCTTCTTTTGCCGTTTCCTGGAAACTGTCATTTGCTGCGTTTATCACTTCCGCATTGAAATTTTCCAATTCTTTTTTTATTTCTTCGTCCAGGCTATCAAGTGAAACTTTCAACCTTTCCCCACCCTTTCCGCAATATACAACTCTGTTTTTCCGTTGCTCTTCGGTCCGTAGGCTCTATATACTGCATAACGCTTTCCGTCTATGGAAACTTCCGTTTGCCCGTCATATTCAAAGTCCCAAACTTCCAATTGTGATGTTGCTTTATAACCCAATTGCCCGGCGGCTGCGAACTCGTCACGCCCCACCGGGTTAATTGATGCTATTACTTCCGTTTCCTGGTATTCTGTTTGGTTCTTTTTAATCAATAGTTTTATTGGCTTCTCTATGATACCCACCGCCTTTTATCTTGGTACACATTGCATTATAGGATGCAAGTAACTGTGTCTGATTATCCGGGCTTCCAAAATTA